TCGCCCGAAGCACAGCCTGTTGCCAGAGTTGTGCGCGCGTTGTTAGAAAAAAGAATTTGTCCCATGTCGATCCTTTACGCCCAGGGGCTCGGAACCACGCTGATATTAGCCCGGCCAAAGCTCTTGTTAGCACGCGCGCGGGCCTGCGCGATAAAAAATTCCCACTGTTTGCCGTGATATTCTGCGCGTTTTTCGTCAGTCCAAGGGCGCTTTGGCATCATCATGAGTTCGTGCAAAACCCCGTGATAAATAGCGCGCCGATACTGATCGTAAATCGTCGAGTCGACTCCCGTAGCCGTCAGCGTAGGGCGAATGGCGCAGTACATGTACAAGGTGTACGTCTGCGCGTTGTCAGGCACCGGTACGACCGAAACAGAGGTTTCATCGACGCGCGTAACGGCGGTGGGTTGTCCAGGGTTCAACACGTCTGGCCACGCTGGCGACACGTGAAAAATTTGCTCGGTGGTCACGCTGGGTGTTTCGCGCCACAGCGCGCTAGAGCCCATAAAAACCTTGGCCAATAAAACGTCCGACAACTCGGTGTTGGCGATCGGCGATGTAACGGTGTACGTGTAGGTGCCTGGCACCAACGTATAGGAATTGACGCTGCACGTGGACGTCGAATTGTTGCCGCACATATAGCCAGGCTGCACGCTACACGTGCAGTTGTGAAATTGATTCCAGTTGCCGGAAAGCAGCGTCACCGGCGCGTAATTTACCCGCCAGACTTTGGCGCGTTCGCACAGGTCAATAGTGACTTTGTTCATGTACGACTGCAAAACTGCGTCGGGCACGCCCGGCACATTTGCCATGATGTCGCCAAACACCGACGCGTAGGTGGTAGTGGCCATCAGACAACTCCTGGGTCAGTGCCCGGCTGCATGCCGGCGCCTTCATTATCAAGTCCTTGGCGCGCTTGCAGGCTGCTTTGCAACATATTGGTGAAATTGTCGTACATGATCTTGGCGCGGTTCGAATTCACGGCTTCGTTGTCGGTCATTTCCAGCAACGCCACCGTGCCGTCCAGCACCACCGGGTAGTACGCGTCAGGCAGCAACGCGGGAGCTTGCGTCAGCGTATAAACAGCGGGCGATTGCACGTATTCGATTTGCAAAGTAATGCCGGCAGTAGCCGGCGGGTAAACAAAGAAAGCGTTGGCGTTGCGCGGGTGCCGCATCCAATTGGTGGGCGACCCGGGCGTGCCGTACTGCCATGTGTTCGACAGCAAATCCAAGGCCTCGCGGTTTATCTCGTTGAGGTTTTGAACCCCTACTACGGCCAGCGCTTCCATAAAACGCATGCTGTCGGCTGGCGCCGATTGCGTGGCACCCAGAACCGTCTGCATCGTTGTAATCAGCGCAAACAGATCAGGGCGTATCACGCAAATGCGCCGCAGGCACTGGTTAGCCATCGACAAAATCTGCGCGTCGGAAAAACGCGGTGTGGACAGCAGACCTAAATCATTGATGGCCAAGCGCGCATCGGCTACCACTGTGGACATCAAGAAGGTAGCCATTACAAGCCCTGGCTGGCGAGCCCGCGCGAAGCGTCTGCTGATAGCGCTGCATCGTCGTTGGGCGCATCAAGAGAAAGCCGTTTGCGTCGCGGCGTCGGGTTGACGACGGGGGCTTCGTCTGGAAGGGGATCGCCGGCGGCGTTGGCGCACTCTTCAAAATCCTCGCGGCCAATCCAGGGGGCGGCGTAAATGTAGACAATTCCCGAGGGTATGTGCTTGATATAGCGATCTGCCATGGGTCTAAGCTCCTGTTAAAAGTCGTGACGACTGTACCATAAAAAAGGCCCCCGAAGGGGCCTTGCATCGACTGTCGAAGGTCAATTAGATGTTGTAAGCGATGCCCACAACACGGATGCGGAAGCGGCCGGTTTTCAGGTTGGTCGCGGTGCCGGTGAAGGCGCCAACGGTCCAACGCAGAACGTACACGCCGGCAGTTGTTGCCAGCGCGCCGGAAGCAGCCGGCGTACCCCACGGCAAGAAGTCAGTACCGGTCGTGTACACCAGGCTGGACTGGTTAATAGCACTTGCGGTTACCAACGAACCCGCGTTGATGTACGTGGTCGCAGCCGGGGTGAAACCCGACACCGTCACAGCAGTGAAGCGGTCAGCGGTGGAGACGCAGTAGCGACCCAGGCTGTGCGTCAGCGCGGTGATAGTGCCAGTCGCGCCCGCGCCGGTCACGCCGGTGGGGTACACGTCGGGGGTCGGCAGGTTGGTGTCAGCCAGCAACTGGACGTACTGCGTCTGGAAGTTGTAAGGCAGAACCGCGATGTCGATGCTGTCGCCAGCCCCCAAGCCCAGACCGCCGTTAGGCAGCGTGGACTGAACGCCCAGGTTGCTGTAGGTGGTGCCAGAGCCGACGATGGACAGGTCAATGGTGGATTCCAGAATTTCCGGGCCACCGATAGATGCGTCGCCACGGTAGTCAGTAAAGACCGTGGTAAGCAGACGACCTTTTTGGTCGGTAACGTAGTTTGCAGCCATTTCAGTTTACTCCTAATTCGGCGGTTTATTGACGGACGTACAGGCGGGCCAGAGCTTCGGGCTTGACCACAGCGTAGCCGTACACTTGCAGGCCGCGAACGATGCTGCCGAAAGTGGACTCAGCACGGAGAGATTCCATGTTGGTCATTTGGGTAGCGAACGTCAGGCCCATTTTGTGGCCGGCCAGAATGCTGAAGCATTGATTGCCAGAGTCGACCACACGGTTCAGGTTGTGGCTGACGTAGACCGTGTAGCGGTCAATCATGCCCAGGCGACCGTTGCGCAGGGGGGTTTGCGAGTCGCCAGTCAAAGAAGCGTCCTTGACGTCAGACTTCTTGATCATGGCAGCAACCCATGCGGGGATCACCAGGAAACGATCGGACTCGGGTGCATTGGCTTCGTCCAGGACCGCGCCGGAATCAACCAAATAGTCGATCACGTTGGTCTTGGTCAGTTGCACAGGAGCACCCGTAGCGCCCAGGTTGATGTTGCCCGAAATTCGGCCAGCGCCTGCACCTTGGTTGAGGGCAGAAATGCTGGGCAGAATGCCGGTCAAAACCTTGGCGTCGATCTTGATCTTCATTTTTTCCGAGGCGTCGCGGGTCCACGCGTCCATCAGGTTCACGTCAGCCTGAATGCGGTCCACATCATCTTCCACAGCGGCAAAATAGTCGCCTTGGTCGATGTTGAGAACCAGCTTCGGTTTGTCAGGGCGCTCAACTTGCAGCTGCATGCCCTTTTGGTAATCCCGAATGGTCAGTTCAGGCGTGGTGCGGATATTGACCTTGTCACCGTAACCGGTGATTTCTCCGCTGTAGTCGGTGTTGGCGATGGCCGCGCAAACGGTTGCATCGTAAAAGTTGGCGATGAGCTTCGAGCTCCAGATTTCCGGTATAAAGTTACCGGTGTAGTTCGCACCGCCTGCGGTGACGGGAAATGCCATGATGAACTCCTAAATATCAAAAAGTCATGCGGCCCGTCGGACTATTCGCCCTTCAGACTGCGCCTTAAAAATGTCTTGCTCAAGCGCCTTAAACTCTGCTTCACGCCCTGCATACTTGCCGCGGGTTTTGTCAGCGTACAGCTGAGTAATTTCCGCCGGGTCCCACAAACGGCCATTTTTTTCCGTCGTTTCGACCGACAAGTTTCGACTGGGCGCTTGTTGGCGTTCCAGTTCTTTGCGAGGGTCGGGACGCTCAGTTTGCGTCTGACCTTGAGTTCCAGAGAGAGTCTTCCAGGAGTTGAAAATCGTTGCCACCCGAGCGACGTCACCCGATCGCTGCGCGTCGACCAAATACGTTTGGCGCAAAATGCCAGTCATA